ACGTTAGGGAACTTGGTACCAAAAATTGCCTGACCAGGAGCACCACCTTGACGTCGGAAGACTTTTCCTGGGTAGATAGACAGATCCTGACCTGGAACTAAGTTGGATTCGTCAACTTCAATAATAAGGTTACCAGACAAAGCTGCGTTGTCAATAGACATCCGCATAAAACCATTCATCAAAGTTTGTGTGTCATCCATGTTCTCTGCAATACCAATACCAAAGAAGCTGTACGGGTTGTGTTCGAACGGAACAGCATAGAAAGGAATAGTCGTAGGCTTGAACGGGTTAAGCACAAAACGGATAACTTCGCCGTTACAAATCCAGATATTACAATTAACTTCGTCTAAGTCTTTGTATTCCTTAGGAATCTTAACACCATTCTCTTCTAGGTGCTCAACGTCTACAAAACCCCAGAACTCTAGAACTTCCCAACGCTCTGAATCTGGCTGGACTTCATCGTCCTGCATAGCCATTTCCCAGTGCTTCTGGATGTAGTTAGAGCCTTTGTCGATGGCTAGTTTGATTGAGTCCTTCATAAAGTATGGGCGGCTACGAAGCGTACGTAATTGCGTACGTGACATCTTGTGACGTTGAACTACGTACTCTGCATCCTGCATAGAGGCTGCTTCAGGGTCTGGATAAAAGTTCCAAACACTTACGTGCTCACACTCAGGAACCGTCTTAATCAACGGGTCGTAGTTTCCTTCGTCATCCCAGTTAGGATATTCTTTATCTACTGCAAATGGACCTTTCATAACACCCGTACCTAAAAGAGCTTGTTCAAAAGCCATTGAGCGTAGGTGAATAGATGCGCCTGATTCTAGAAGCTGATCATGGATTTTCTTTTCCATCTTCTTAGCTGCAACCATCGCAGGATGGAACGTCACTGTTGTCTGGGAAGTACCGTCGCCTTCTACAATCTTCTCGGAAACGCTAGACAGCTTTTCTTCTAGTGGACCAAGGCGACTCTTAAGGTCAACTAGGGTCTCACCAGGTTTAAGCTTGTTGCTGCCATCAAGAAGGTAAGGGGTAGAAGGTTTGTCTTCAGTAAGAGACTTAAGCGCATCTCCTGCAGCAGCAGCATTAGGGTCCAAGTTAATGTGAACTGATTCAGCTACGCCGTCAGGTAGAACCGTAGGCTCGACGGTAAGTGGAAAGCTATTGTTGCCAAACAAGACATCTACAATCTGTCCGTAAGCTGCAATAGTCTTAGTTTTAGTTACCTTAACAAATACACGAGACTTCTCAGTATCTGTAAACTGTACGTCTGGACCATATAGGCCTCGGTAGTTGCGATATGCACGTAGCCAACGGTCTTCGTCACCTCTGCGTGAATCTTCTGATCGACGGAAGCGTTCCTCTACAAAAGCCACAACACTTGGTCGAGACTCAAAAATACTTTTCACACCGTCTTCTGCCGCTGTTACTTCGTCTGTGTCAAAGGATAATTCGTCAATATCTGCCATGTTTAGTATCCAAACTTGTTATCTGCGGCTTGGAAGCCACTCTTTTGTGTTGCTGGGTTAAAATCCCACAGAGAACTGCGTGGACGTGTCATGATGCCGTAACGTAGAGCATCGTAAAGGTGATCCTCAGCATTGGTGTCAACATCTTCAGGGTTACGTTTATCTAGCGGAAGGATGGGCAACTGTGCGATTGTGTTTGTGCATGAAGCCATGAATACTAGGCGGGGTTTCTCGGTAAACTCGTCAACTTGAAGTCTACGATGTATTTCGTTCTTACCCGATACTCGTGAACCTCTTGAACGATCTGAAGGTCGCCATCTGCAACCCTTATTGTTCATTTGTTCTGCGAGTGACGGACCTGTATCACCTCGGTTGTGCCAGAGTGACGAGTCAAGTACTCCGTAGCGGATTGTACCGTCATTCTTTTCTGCGTCAAGAACCATATCAGCTAAGTCTGAGGCAATAACCTTGGAACAATACATCTCACGGTATACTACCAGTTGTTCGTCAGGGGCTACTGCAATCCAAACAACACCACTATAACTACCATATCCGTAGTCACAAGCTCTAAACTTTACCCAGCTAGAAGGTACTTCGAAGTCAGGTACAACGTGTATGTTGCGATTGAACTCAGGAAACGCTGCCCCTTCGTTAATGTCCCAGTTACCTTCAAGAAGTTGCTTGCGTTGGTGTTCTGGCAAAGACAGAAGCATTGCTTCATAGTCGCCGCTTTCTGAGAGGTATGGATTGTCAAACAAACTAGCAGGAATAAACCTGCGCTTGAATAACGGTTGACCCTCTTTACTGTGTCCCTTAGGGTAGCGGATAGTCTCGCCAGTCTCTACGCTGGTCGCCCAGTAAGAGGAGTTAGCGGGAGCAGGGTCGATAAACATCTTCTTAACCCAACCGTGTCCTGCACCACCTGGGTTGGTTGTTCCTCGCATATACAAACCAAGCTTATTGGAGTGTGCACTACGAAGACGTGATCTCATATAGTCCCAAGCGTAAGGGCTAGACCATTGTGTAAGTTCGTCAAAACCAATCCAGTTAAAGGCTTGTCCTTGATACCGCGTAACGTCTGTATCTTTATCCAAGTAGGACATCCAGAGCCTACCACCTTGAGGACTTGTCCACTGAGACTTACGCTCAGACCACTTAATACCTGGAATCGCACGGGGGTATAGCTCCTGACTCTTTTGAATTAGTTCACGTAGTTCCTCAGTAGTGTGACGGACAAGTAGTCCACTAAAGTTAGGGTCATTCAACCCGTGTAGTGGATCTGCCAACATTGCATAAGATTTGCCTCCACCTGCTGCACCACCATATAAAACTTCACGCTCTGATGCTGATAGAAACTGAGACTGTGGGCCAGGGTTAGGTTTAAACACAATCTCCTGTGCAGCTTCTATATCAAATGGTTCAGCCTTAACTTCAGCAGGTACTGTTACCTTAGTCTTCGACGGTGTAGTAGCCTGTGACGCCTTTTTCGAGCTTTTCGATTTCCGCGAGGGTTTCTTGGAGCCTTTTGGCAAGCTGGCGTTTAATTGCAGATGCTTTTTTACGTCTTCGCTCAATTTCTATTCTTCTTCTTAAGCCTGAGTGGGTGATACTGCGGCCTGTCTGTGTTACCAGCCAATTTGCCACTTCTCTGTAACTGTACTGCTTTAGATGCTTCTTAGCAAGTAGTAACGCCTCTAGTTCGTGAGGGATAGCCCTAAGCAACTTTTCGTTGTCTGGATCTACCTCGTACCCGAATGGGACTCTACGTGCTGCCACTCTTACTATAGGATGCCAAACTTTCTCTTGGCCTTTAACTGGTTTAGGGAGTTCCCAGTATCCTAAGTCTCTTTGGAAGATAGTATTAGCCAAGGTTACTCGTTGACACCTTCTTTAGTAGGTAAGTAGAAAATACCTCCACCACCAGAAGTTACGTCTATTTTATCTACTTTGCCCATTCCAGCACGATCAAGCAGATCTTTCGCAGCAGCCATTTTATCTTTGATACCAAGTTCCGTAGGATCGTACAGAGCTTGCACCATAGCCATCGCAGCTTTGGGTGCAGTACGAGCAAAATACGTGCGGGTAGCTTCGCCAATTTCGTCTTTAAGAGCTTCAACAATAAGTCGTGTTGGGGTATTTTCACTGTATCCTGCCAATCTTTTAGCTGCAACTACGTCACCACCAGCCTCATCAAAGAGTACTTCAAGGAACTTCTGTTGGTTCTCTGTTAAGTTACGTGCCATGTTATTTCCTTACAATGGGTTGTCTACTAAAGAATCATAAGCTTTCCAAATATCATCAATCTCTGTTTGATATTCGTCCATTTTATCGCCTATACTATCCGTAATAGTCGTACTTTTCTCTACTTGGCTTCTTAAGTCAAGCAAAGTCTTCTGTTGTTGCAGAATAGTCTGCATCTGTGTACTGATCTCTGCTAGTTTAGCGTTTAAACCTCTAACATCGTTGTCTGAAACAGCCTGTTCTAGTGTCTGAATACGAGAACTTAGTGCGCCAGCCTTAGTATTAAAGCTTTCTGATTCCTCTACTACTACTGCAATACCACCCTCTACTGCGTAGAAACGCTGTAAAGTGTCATATCCATAGTATATACCCCCACTAAGAGAACCTAGCAGAGGCAATGCGGCAGCTACGTACCAACCTTTAAAAGTAAAACCACCAACCTTAAGTTCAGCGTTTTCCATATTACATCCCTGCTACTGGAGAACCGTTCTGCTGCATATAGGCATTAGCACCATAAATATCATCTGCGTTCTTCATATCACCAGATAGGTAACCAGACCAGCCTGTGCCTGCATCTGCCCACATAATCACAAACTCATCTGCGGCTTGTGTATACGTGATAGCTGTGTATTGACCTGCTACTAAGTTATTCTGAGCAGTATATGTGTCAATACTAGCTGTAAGTTCTGTATTGTTAGCCGCTGCCATAAACGCACCAGCTTGTTGAGCATACTTCTCTACCTGGTCAACCGCATTGTTGTATGTAGCAACCTCAGTAGCTTGGATAGTGTACTCGTCTGTAGAGAGCATATCTTGCAAGGCTACCTGCTCTGGCTTGGTGTCAGCTTCTGCAGCAATATCAGATACTGATGTAGCAGTAGCTAAAACAGAAGTAGCAGACGTTAGTAGGTCTACTGCCAGTGTTAGTTGATTCATAGCTGCTGTGTGTTCTTGTGTGAACAACTGTTTAGCATCTTGTGCAGTGGCATAGTCGTGACCAACTACTTTATCCAATGCCTCTTGGTATGCGAAGTACTGTGCTTCAGTAATCTTAGCACCTTCTAAAGCGTCATCAATAATAACTTTACCGACAGTAGCGTAACCTACAGAACCATTAACGAGCTGGCCCGATGCTAGAAGACGGTTGTTCATCAGGTCTATTGTCCCTTTGAGTTCCGTTATCTTCTGTTGGCCTGTCTGGTTGTACTCTGGCGGAGGGGGTGACTCTGCGAGTAGTCCTGAACCGCTCACTAAGAGAGCGATTGTCCCCGTTGTTAGTAGTAGTTGCTGCTTTAGCGACTTCATCTGTTAGATCCTCTCCAATACGTAATAAGGCATCCCAATACGTCTTGTTTTCATTATACCCTACAATAAACGCCTCAGGGTTGATTCTGTATTTAGCTACCGCGTCTTTCCCCATCAGTAAATTACCAGTTACTACGTCTAAGATAGGGCAAGGGGTTGATGCCAATATCATAGCCTTAAACACGTTAGGGTCATCACACAAAACACTGATTGCTGACACCTGAAGACCTAAACCACCAATTTGCTGAGGAGTACCCAGTAATCGGCTATTCTTTCTGCGGTTACAAGCTTCATCCTGCTTCATACCACCACTAGAAAGACCAAGTATGCTTAACTGTATACCTACTGATGTAGGCATCAAACAGGAATCGTTGCCACCCCCACCCATGACAGTGGGCGCTATACTCGACATTACAGGGGCAGCATCTCCTGCACCCGTAGCATTGTAGTTGTTTGTTACAGCTTCACTTGTATTATTGCTATCTACAGTAGAATCTTGGTAATTATTACTAAAATCCCCCGTAACATCGTTAGCATAAACGATAGCCGTCCACCAAAGCAGTATAATCGGTATCCAGATAATACACTGGCGTATATTGTACTTACTCATCACCCAAACACTCTTCAGACAAAACATCAAACAATGAAGGGTCAAGACACATAAGCTTGAGTGCTGCTTCGTCCTGTCCTATGTAAGATAAAGTCTGTGCATCTAGGTTACGCTGACAATTTGCATCACCTGTAGGGCAAGACAAGGGCATAACTACTGAAGAGTTGCTACAAGCAGTAGTTATACCTGTCAAAGTTACTAATGCAAGACCTAATTTACTTAGTCTGAAGGCGGTGTCTGATTTCTCCACGTGTTAGTCCTATGTCTTTCAAGTCACGGTCTGTCAAACTGGACAGGATGACGAACTCTGCTTTACGCTGCTGCGCCTCTTGCATTGCAGATGCTATCTTGGCGATACGAGCTAGTATTTTCTTAAACATTGTATATTCCTATGTACAAACGAAGCAACGAATTGTCACTTCAACGCACATAGTTATATGCAGGCAGTCCAAAACTAGAATTGCTGGTTAGGAATACCCGTTATGCTTAACCTACAGGGCTAAATAGCTCTGTTATTGTGATAATTGTGTCTAAATGGCCTGCAGTAGCAGGAGTCACTGTAATCTTGTCACCAGGCTGCAGAATAAGGTCAATGTCACGGAAACTTAAGTAGTCACCAGACGCAATATTCTTACCCTTGAGGAAGTGAGAAGAGTATGTGTCAGCAGAAACGTACCAAGCAACCTCTACATCCACATTACCACTGCCACCGTTAACTACATGGATAAAAGTTACCTCTGCAGTACAGTTATTCGGACAAACATACACGTCTTCTGTAGTGGTACC